CGAGGCCTCTGAGCAACTTCTTGATGGCATCACTGCTGCCCTGTGCGCCCACGCTCACCACCGTCAGTAGATTCGCGAGCCGCCGTGACTCCTGCCGCTCTATGGCGTTAATGAACGCATCGACTTGCGCCAGGGTGTAATTCAGGACGCTGGCGTAGGCATGCCCGCTGCTGATCAGCCGCTGGAGCGCATCGCTCCAGGCATCCGGGTTCCGATGCGTGTGGCAGTCTCGGTCAGGCTCGGCAGCAGGCGCCGGATAAAAAAATCGGCATTGACCTCGAACACCGCTTCAGCCAAACGAACCGCCTCGTCGAGATCCAGGCCAACCACCCACTCGGTGGGACGACGACTGGCGATGGAGACCGCTTCGATGACGGCTTCACCGTGCTCGGCAAGCAACGCTAGCCAGTCGGGAGAGGCGGACAGGCAGCCTGCTACCGGGCGAACGGCGCGAGCGAATGCGGGAACTTCGCCAACCTTGATCGGCGTGAGTTCGATCCGTTCGCTCCCGATCATGATAGAAGTCACCACCGGCGGCAGAGCAGCGAAGGTGTCGAGGTTCATCACAGGAGCACCAACCGGCCAAACTGGCCAAGCGCACCGGCCGCCGCCTTGGTGAGATCCGCCAGCACTTGGCCCGACAATTCGAACTTCATCAAGTCCGTGCCGATCACCGACAAGTCCTTGGTCGGATTGATGGCCACCCGGTAGAGATCGATTACGACTTCCTTGTTGGCGTCCGCCGTGTTCAGGCCCTCGAAGCGCACCCAGCGCTCAGCCAGCGGCTGCGTGAACATCGCGGTGACGCTGGCGGCCCCATAGCTGTAACTGGCCCCGATGGCACCCGTGACACCGGTGATGTCGGTAAACATGATCGAGCCGTGTTTGGCGTTGACCGTGTATTTGCCCGCCGCCACGGTCGTGGCACCGGCCTTTATCACGACGGTCGAGACGTTTTGTTTGCCGAGCAGATAGAGCTTGCCGAGTTCCGCTGCCGCGATGACCGGCTCGTCGGTGACGGTGCCTGTAGTCACGACCGTGGTGGAGCCGTAGAGTGCCAGTTCGAGATTCGACTGAATCAGTTCCTCGAGCGTGCAGGCAAACTCACCCTTCTTGGTCTTGATGAGTTGCAGATCGGTCAGCCGCTGTCCAGATTGAGATTCCTGATGCTCCAGGGTTTCCACCGAGAGGGACACCTTGAGGTCGGGAACGTTACCGACGAAGGTGAGCCCCTGCGGATTGCCGTTGCTGTCTCGCGCGCCGATGAAGACGCGTCCTTGTCCTGAAAAATAAGCCATGGATCACTCCTGAGTGGTGTTGGATTGCTGGGTGGGTTGGGTGGCATTGGCGGCGACAGGCTGAGCAACGTCGATCTCGCACAGCCACTGCCCAAGGTCATCCGCCAGATCGATGGTTTCACCGGGATCGCGCATCGTGCCGGCATGTTCGTGGGGTTTCAGTAGGACGATTTGCATGCGATCAGCCCTGAGAAGTGAGGTCATGTACCAGCGTGCGATAGGTGATCTGGTAGCGCGCCGGAATGGCGGCAGCCGTGGCATCGGCATCCTCGATGTCCCAATCGCAGTCCAGTTCCTGAAGTCCCAAGCACAGACCGCCAAAGTTGGCATCGACAAATAGGGCAGCATGAGCGGCGACCTGCAGACGATCGGCAATGGCTTCGGCGGTTTCCGCTTCGGTTTCCCGTGCCAAGGCCACCAGGCGCACGATGAGATGGCGCTCGATGCGATCGTTGGCGCGCTGGGCGATCGACTCTGCTTCAGGGAAGAGCAGCAAGGCCGGACTCGCATCGCGACTGATGGCGGCGGTCGGCGAGCGTTTGATCTGCGCACCTTCCGCGTGCGCCAGGGGAGTGAGCCGACTAACGATCTCCTGCAATAGCCGTTCTCGAACGGATGTGGGCATTTGATTCTCCGAATGAATACGTAAAATGGGCGGCAAGGATCAGGGGGAAAGAAACCAGCATGGCCACCGCCACCAAAACCAAAAAACATCGCAGCAGCCAGTCGACGCCCGACCACTACACGATTCGTGTCGAACTTCTGGGCATCCGGCCGACGATCTGGCGTCGCATTCACTTGGACGGCCGGACCCGGCTCGATGCCCTGCATCACATCCTCCAGGCCGCGATGGGCTGGTCGGACTCGCATCTGCACAAGTTCGATATCCGGGGCAAGCACTACGGTGTTCCCGATCCCGAGTTCACCGATCCCGGCTGGGAATTGCTGGACGAGAAAAAGTACCGGCTCAACCAATTGCTCGCCGAAGGGGACACCTGCGACTACCTCTACGATTTCGGCGATGGCTGGCAGCACCGGATCACGGTCGAGGCAATCAAGGACGTCAAGCCAACGCCGAGCGAGGGCGGGTTCGCCTGGGTCGAGGTCGGCGAACGCGCCTGTCCGCCCGACGATGCGGGAGGCTCAGGCGGCTATCAGGACTTCCTCGACCGGCTGGAAGACGATCCCTACGGGGACGAAACCAAAGCCTTCCGGGAATGGGCTGGCCTGGACTTCGACCCCGATCGTTTCGATCGCCAGGCCGTCAATGCCACGATCGCCCGCATGCTCTGGAACGGCTGGATCAAGATCGGTCCCTAAAGCCGGGTGAGTGTCGCCCGGCACTCAGAGCCGTCCCCGATGGCCCTGACTTCACGGACGCGATAAGTCACGCCACCGATCACGAGTTCGTGACCGCTATCCAGAACCGTCGCATCGACCGGGTAGCGGATCGCGTAGTCCGAAGACAGGCCCAGGCCATCGAGCACCTCCACATCGGGAGCGCGGAAGTCGACCAGAATTTCCGTGCCCCCGATGACAGCCGGCGTAAGCAGTCCCGCGCGGCCTGCGGCAGCGTAAAGGTCGACAAGCGAGACCATTACGACATCGTCAGTTTCACCAGCACGCCGGGGCGATGACACATCGGCAGCGGGTTCGACTGGGTGTGAAGGTCGGTGCCGCGTTCGAACTTGCGCGGCTCCTGCTTGGCGTAGATCGACTGCCCCAGGGTATTCACCGTCTCGTTAAAGTCGGCCGGGGCCACATAGGTGCCAAAGGTGTCGATGGTGCCCAGCGGGAAGCAATGCGCTTCACCGGCTGCAATGAAGCGCCGCGTCGCGCCGTTGCCATCGGTGGCCTGACCGCGATACTCCTCAAAGACGATGCCGCCGAAGGTGAAACCAGCGCGCACGTCATCCCGCAGGATCGCGCCTTGCTGGTAGTTCTCGTAGGCTTTCTCGACCACCGGGTGGGCGATGAGTTTTTCGAAGAACTCGGGAGAGCACAGGCAACGCACCGCCGTCATGAACTCGCCGCGCAGGTTGTCTTCGATGTGCGCCAGGACATCGACGCACTTCTGACGAACCTTGGTGGCATCGGTCGTCAAGGCGAAATTGACCGTCTTGGGCGTGATCTGGAACTCGCCGTAGAGATCGTAAAGCGTGGAGCCATCTGCATCCAGGATCACCCCTTTGAGGGCGCCCATGCGCAGGTGCTCCAGGGTGATCGCGTGCTTGTTCCGCATCGTTTCCAGATGACGCGCCATCACACCAGCGATGGTCTCCAGTTCCGTTTCGGAACCGAAGGCGCGCAAGCCCTGGACTTCCTCGGGCAGCACCACATCGTCGTGCGGAATGTGCGGGATCACGAAGGAGCGCATCTTGCGCTTGTCGCGACTGCCCACGGTGCCCGGGCTCCCCACCGGCAGAGTCGGCAGCAGGTTCAGTACGCCATTTTTTTCCTCGACGAGGATCTGGCGGAAGCGCACCGGTCGTACCGGGAACAGATTGAGGGATTCGAGCCGGCCATACCGGTTCGGCAGGTGATTGATGGCAGCCGTGAGGTTTGCCATCGTGAAGGCGGGATTCGAGAACGGGTTTTGCATGGAAGGACTCCTCGACGGGTTTGATTAGACAGCGTGGCGAACGAGCACGCCCAGTGCTTTCAACTGGGCAATGGCAGCGGCCTTTTGTGGGGCGGTGATGCCGACCGGCCAGGTCAGCGCGTGATCGGCCACCACGGCGTGGCGTGTGATCGCCACACCGTCGGGACGGTCGATCAAGGTGGCGTCGACGGCGACCGTCAGGACGCCGGCTGCGACTTCAGTGCCATCGGTTGCGGCGGGATCGAGCGCCTTCACTTTCTCGGTGAGGGTGTCGATCCCAATCACCGCCCCGAGGACGAGGTTTTGGCCAGCAGCGACGGTGAGTTGATCGCGCGAATAGAGGTTCGGAGCTTCGTACTTGAGCAGATCGCCCAGGTTGAGTCCTTCGGTAATAACGGGCATGACTTATTCCTTTCCAGTGAGTTTCTTGATGGCCGCCATCAGGGGATTGGCGGCAGGACGATGGAGTGCGGCATCTCCGTCGATCGGAGTAATCGTCGAGTGGATCTCGACGCTTTCTGCACGGGCCGCCAGGAGCGCCTTCCGAACCTGAGATTCAGTCGCCCCTTCCGACAGGAACCGAGCGGTCAGCCCGGGGTGACCGGCGAGTTGGCACAGTTCGGCGATGGCGATGGCGTCAGCGCGCGAGGCGCCAGGGGCTGCCGGGGTAGGGGCATCCTCGGCCGGGGCCTCCTCTGTGACGGGCGAGGCCGGTACGGTGGCCGGGTCGATAACAACGGGTACATCAGGGTGTTCGGGAAGCGACATGGTCGGGTTCTCCAGAAGGGTGGGAGGGGATGCAGTAACGGATGTGGTAAATGAGCGCGTGGGACCTGAAACCGCGTGGCCGCGCGCTCGACGTGCCACCAAAAAGCTGCTGAAGTCGGCCAGCACTCCGTCGAGGCTGCCAACGGCATCGGCCAGCCCTACGGTCACGGCGTCCTGGCCGAAATAGATGCCGGCCTGGGTCGCTCGTACGGCATCGACATCGAGCGCGCGCATCGCCGCGACATGCGCGAGGAAGATTCCGTAGAGGCGATCGACCTCGGTTTGCAGGCGGGCATGCGCGTGGGGATCGAGGGGCTCGTGTGGCGAGAAATCGCTTTTCTGATCCCCGGCCGTGATGGCGGTGTAGCGGTAGCCCTGCTGGGTATCCCGGGCGGTCTGGTCGACATGCATGGCGATCACGCCAATGGAGCCGACCCCACCGGTGCGGGTGACAGTCAGGCGCGACGCGGCACTACCGATGGCATACGCCGCCGAGAAGGCGGAATCCGACGCCAGTGCCCAGATGGGTTTCAGGGCGTCTGCGGCCCGAATCCGCTCGCCCAATTCAAATACTCCACCGGCCTCGCCGCCCGGGGAATCGATGTCGAGCAAGATGCCCTCGACACCCGGGTCGGCCAGCGCGACATCGACCAGGTCGGCGATGTCTGTGTAGGACGTAAAGCCCGAGGCGGGATCCAGACCCATGGTGCGACGGACCAACGAGCCCACCACCGGAATCACGGCAATGCCCGCATTTGCGCCTAGTCGAGCATCAATGCGCGTTCGAGCGACCGGCATGGCTACGGCCGCCGTGGCGTCGGGCCAGCCAATGCGCTCGCCCAACACCGAGAGAATGATGTCCAGCTTCGAGCGGGCAAGCAGCAGCGGCGTCCCGTAGAGACGGGACGCAAGATGAGGCAAGTGCATATCAGGGGGTCTCCGAAGAATCGGTGGAAACTGCGGTCTGTAAAACGGGCGCGGTTGCAGTCGGCTGGTCGTGCCGGGGATCACTTTCGAACACCAGACCCAGGGCATCGGCCCGGGCGTTATCCGCCGCAATCTCGCGATCGACATCCTCAGCGTCGTAGCCAAAGGACGAGATGGCCTCCGACCGAGAGAGCAGACCCGACCGAATGGCGGTGAGCATGGCGTCAAACTCTTTCTTGGGATCCACCCACTGCCAGCCCTGGGGGATCCACTTGACCGCCAGATACTCGCGGCGTTTGACCACGCCGCCGCGCACATAACCGGGCAGCGACAGCGCGCCCTCAAGCACCGCTTGTTCGATGAACGCGCGCCAGATGGGCCGGCACAACTGATGGACCAGTACCCCATGCTGCAAGGCTTCGCAGCGGCGACGGAATTCAAGAAGTCCCGCACGAATGGATGAGTAGTTGACCTGGGTGAGATCCCCGGTCAGTTGCTCGTAGGTGACGCCCATGGCCGCCGCGACCGCACGAAACTGCATGCGCAGAAACTCGGCATAGCTCGCGCCGACATCCGCCGGCTGGCTGAACTTGACGTCCTCTCCCGGTTCCAGAATCTGCAGCGTGCCGGGTTCGAGTCCGGCGAGCGCGACACCGTTCTGGTCCGCCACACCTTCGCCCAACAGATTGTCCTCGGGCGCCAGGCGCGTAATGAAGCCGGCAAACATGGCAGCGGTTTTTTTGCGCACCAGTTCGGCGTCATCGTACTGATCCAACTCGTTGAGCTTGACCAGGGCCCGGGCCAACCAAGGTTCGCCGCGAATTTGGCCAGGGCGCAACGGCCGGAAGACATGCAGGATTTCCGATGCATCGACGCGCACGGTCTCCATGCTGCCACTGCCTGACATGGGAGCGAGCGCCCCATCCTCGGGGTGGGAACGGTACAGGTGATAGGCCACGCGGCGTCCTAACCGATCGAACTCGATCCCGGCACGAATGGCGTTGCCGTTGTCGGCCGTGGTGTTCAGGGTGACCGGCAGGTGTTCGGGTTCCAGCACCTGGAGTTGCAAGGCCACTACCAGACCATCCTCGGGACGGCGGAAGCGAATCCGCACCAGGGCTTCGCCGCCTTCCAACATCGCCCGGCAGGCCATTGCCTGCAGGCCATAAAAATCAGTCAGACCGGCAGCGTCGGCGTCCAGGGTCCAGTCGCGCCACAGGGCCTGGATGCGCTCCCGCAGGACCGCATCCGCCACCACTGACTGCGGCTTGATCCCGGTACCGATGGCATTGGCCACATAGGATTCCAGCGCCGCATTGGCCCAGGCATTGCGACGCACCAGATCCCGACTCTTGGTGCGCAGCTCCGTTTGTGTGGCGGCGAGTGCCGCGACCGCTCCCGGGTTGGCCGGTAGCCACGCAAAGGAGCGACGACCGCCACCCGCCGCCTCGTGCAAGGGCGTGCCGCCGAACATTCGGCGACCGAAGTTACGCGATAGGCGTTTCAGCCAGTGCATCTCAGAAGCCCTTGGAGGTAGTGACACGGATCTGGCGGGGTGCCTTGGGCCACAAACCGCTGGCCACCGCCTGATCGTGCAGATCGCGTTTCACGGCATCGATGGCGGATTGCAGTTCTTCGACCGTGCGGTACTCGACTGTCTTGTCGCCGAAGGTGACGCGCTTCTCACCTTTGGCCAGCGCTGCTTCGAGCGCCGTGAGTTGTTCCTGACTGTGTGCCATCAGCGATACGCCACGAGATTCATTTCGGTGGTGTCGGCGAACGACGTGCTTCCGGTCGCACAAGCCACGTCCACATAAGCCGCCGTCTTCGTATCCGAGGTCGATCGCGCGAGTGCTATGCGGGCCGTCCCTGTATTGACCGAACTTCGGGCGAATGCCAGCCAGCAGTAGTTGGCATCGGCAAATGGAACGGCGAACGTGATGCGATAGCGTCCGGTGGCCAGACGCGTGACCCCTGACACGTTGTGCGACGCACGGACCTGGATCGTCCCGCCGCTATAGCCGAACGTCACCCAGGCGCGAGCGATGCCCGGATGCTCAGGGCGCACCAGAGACTTGATTTCCGTGGCGACCCGGTTCGCGAGTGCGCTGATCTGCGACGCCAGACTCATGCTTAGGCAATCAAGGCGGCTTCGAAGATGGCGACAAAGTCGGTGGCGGTATTCCCGACATCGGTACTCGCCACCGCGCCAATGTTGGTCCGCGCCTGCAATTGCTCAGGGGCCGTCAGCGTCTGCGCTGCATCGAAGCGCACGCGCTTGTCGATGGCCGCCGTGAGCGCGGCGATGCCGGTCTGATCGTTCTGCAAGGCCTGTTGCAGTTCCAGCAGGGTGTCGTAGGCGGCGTCGGCGCCACCGAGAATCTGGGCGCGCAGATCATCGAGCAGCGTGACGATCTTGGATGCCGAGAAAGTCGTGGTGGTGCTGCCCGGCGTCAGGTCATCAATCACCGCGAACGCCGTAATGGCGGTCTTGAGCTCATTGATCGCCGCGACCAGCGAGGACTTGTCGGTGGTCGAGAGTGACGAGAGATTGCCGATCTTGGAGTAGACCGACTTGAACTCGTCGGCGACACGAATGACCAGGCTGTGGATTTGGGTTTGCAGACTCATGGAATGGATTCCTTTGGGTGTGGTTTCAGGTCAGCCAGCGGCTGCGGATCAAGCGACGCCCCGGATTGCGGACGCCAGAAACAGCGAGGCCACCGCGATGGGTGGCCTCGGCATTCGGTTCGTCAGGGACTTCATTGGGATCGACACTCGCGATCCCGAATTGCTTTTCCAGTTCTCGCCAGTGGCGTTCTTCGAATCGATCAAGACCGGAGGCCGCCGCAGCGGCCCGGGCATAGACGTAGCAGTCGAGTGCTTCGTTACGCTCACGCATCTTTTGCCAATCACGGTGCGCAAATCCGTTCCGGTCGCGCCGGGTCACCAGTTGCTCGGCGCAGAGTTGCTGGATGAACTCGGCGTCGACTTTGGGCAGATGCACGAAGCCGGCTGGATAGACCGTGGTCACGCCGTCATCGGCCACATCGGCTGACTTGCGCAGGTTGTTGTAGAACTCCAACTTGGCGATACCCCCTGCGACCGAGAACACCTTGATGCCCCGGCGCAGTTTTTTGCCGCCGGTGGTGGCATCGACCGCTGTCGGAGTGCCGACGAGTGCGGCCCCACGCGCCACACCCTTTACCGCCATCACCCGGGAATCCCGCATTGCGCGCACGAAGGCATAGGCTTCCTGTGTGGCAAAGCCGGTATCCAATGCAAAGCGCACCAGTGGCACGGACGCCCCGCAGGCATGGGTCCAGGTCTCATCGAGCATTCGCGCGAGTTCGTTCCAAACTTCGGTGCGTGCGGTATCGCCCATCAGCACCCGGTGCTCGATGAGCCACGAGGCTTTGCCACGCCCGAACGCCCAGATGGAGGCTTCGATGCGATCCTTTTGGACATCGCCACCACCGGCCAGGAGCAATCCACCTTGCGGGATGGAGCCCATTCGGTAGTCCTCGCGGCGTTCCAGCAGGCGCTGCCAGTCGGGCGCTTCGCCTTCCTCGACCCACGTCTCACCGAGTTCGGTGTTCTTGAAAGTCTTGATGGCGGCGGCAGAACCCGATTCCTTGCTGATGGCACTCTCCCAGGCAGCGGCAATTTCGCGCCAGCTACGCCAGCCGATCGGGCTGTATAAACTCGACAGGTGAAACCCGGCCGTTCTACTCGGGCACTCCACCATGGCCCGCCATTCGCCGTGCTCCAGCATCCAGGTCTTGTGGTGTTCGGGGATGGAAACCTCACAGGACTCGCAGACATAGGCGGCGGTGTCCGGGCGATTGCCATGCTCATCACGCTCCCAGCGCAACTGCTCGAAACGCAGCCATTGCCGGTGACCACAATGCGGACAGGGCACAAAGTAGCGACTCTGGTCACTGGCTTCGTATTCCCGTTCGATCGTGCTGACGCCTGCAATGGTCGGCGTCGACACGATAAAAATCTTCCGCCGCGCGAACGTGCGGGTGCGGGCCTCGGCCAATGCCACCGCGCTACCCTCACCATCGACGTCGATCGGATAGCCATCCACCTCGTCGAGGAACAGATACCGCACCGGCATCGAGCGCAGGCCCACGGCGCTGTTGGCTCCGGTCATCACCAGGACGCCGCCGCGAAACTCCTTCGCCAGAATCGTGTTGCCCGAATCGCGGCTGCGTGCCGGCGCAATCAGTTCCTTGAGGATGGCCGACTCCTCGATCAGCGGGTCGATCCGCTGCTTGGAGTTGCGCTTGGCCATCTCCACCGTTGGCCACACCGCCATCATTGGGCCGGGCGCGTGGTGAATCACATAGCCGATCCAGTTGCTGCCCATCTCGGTCGCGCCCAACTGCGCTGCCTTCATGAACACCACCCGCTCGACCGGCGAGGTCGGCGACAGACAATCCATGATGGCCTTGAGATACGGCGTGCGGCTAGTGCGCCACCGGCCCGGCTCAGAGGATGCCTTGGAGGACAGCATCCGGTGTCGATCCGACCATTCCGAAACCGAGAGCAGTGGATCCGGAATCAACCCCTCGCGCCAAGACCGCTCGATATCAAGTTCGCCATCGTAATCCGCGTCCATCAATCTACCCGGGCGCGTAGTTCGCCCAACTCCATCAAGTGATCACGCACCGCCGCTTCCAGCGCGACGTGCAATTCATGGGCATCGACCTCGAGCTTGGCCGCCATCTGCGCCGAGATGCGTGCCGGCCAGTTGAGCCAGGCATCGCGTTCGGTGCGGGCCAGACGAAACACATGGGCGATGGCCTGCGAACGATCGACCAGATCGCCCTTGAGCCGCGCCAGGCGCACCTTGTTGGTTTGCGCCTTGACAACCTCGTTGACCGTGCGCGCCTGCAGAAGCGAGGTGCCGCCGGTAGAGAGCGTCGGCGTCGGGGATTCGGCTGCCGGTTCTTGAGCGCCGGAACGTGGTGATTTCGGTGCGGCCGCGACCTTTGGTGAGGACGTCGCCTTGCGTGGCGAGGCCGTGTTCTGTTCCCACTCCCGATCGGCCCGATCCGGGTCGATCGTGCCATCCGTCCCCTGGGTGATCCGGCCCGTGTCGATGGCCTTCTTGACGGCAACGTGAGAGACGCCGCGATGCCGGGCGTAAGCGCGAATCGACAGACCCATGATTTACATCAAGCCGGGCGCAGATGTTCTCTAACAGATGCGATTCCCCGCTTGGCTTTCCTCCTTAACAGCGCGTTCATGCAATCACCATCACCAACGTCGCAAGGAGACACACATGAACGCCAGCCCCATCGACACCCTGGGCAAGAAACTCGGCGATACCGCCTTGACCTTGCTGATTCGCCTTTACCCGGACGTGCGGACCGCCACCACCGAGCAACTCGACGCCGCTTGCGCTGCGATGCGGGTCAAGTCCCGGGCAGTGGTCGATGAACTCCTTGACGACGCGCGGGACGCACCGGGGGTAGCGCACATCGCGTTCCAAATCGCCGCCTTGACCCTCGCGCACGAAGGAATTCGGGTGCTACAGGACGCCAGAAAATAAATCGCCGAAGCCAAGCAGAAAGAGCTTGGCTTCTCTCTCGAACAGCGCGTTCATGCAATCACCATCAACGTCGCCAAAAGGAAATCACCATGAGCCAGATCGACAACATCCTGACCCTGATCGCCCAGAAGCACCTGGACATCGACACCCTGGAAACCCAAAAGTCGGACCGCCTCGACTTCCATGACGTTGCGGTCTGGCGCTTACGCGATGCCCTCGAGGCAGCGTTCAAGGCGGGGGCGGAGTTGGGCGCGTCGCTTCCGAAAGCCACCGAGCAGGAAATTGCCAGCGCCACCTAAATAGGATGGAAGTCGGCGAGATAACGCTTGGCTTCCGTTTCAAACAGCGCGTTCATCCAATCACCATCAACACCACCCAAGGAGATCACCATGACCACCGAAATCAAACTCACCGACACCCAGCGCCAAGTTCTCGAGCACGCGGCCAATCAACCCGAGGGCCGCATCACCTGGTTCCCTGACAACGTCAAAGGCGGGGCCCGTCAGAAAGTCATTGCCGGGCTGTTCAACAAGGCCCTCATCACCAGCAACGGTGGCCAGGACTGGTTTGTTGCCGCCGAGGGCTACGACGCCCTTGGGCGCGCACGTCCCACGCCGGCCACCACTCATCCCGACCCCGAGGTCGAGGCCGCCGTGTCGGCGGCAGAGGCCAACTGGACGCAAGAAAAACAGGAGGCGGTCAAGCAACTGATCAAGGTCGGCGTCGAGGGCAAGCCCCGCACCCGCGATAACAGCAAGCAAGCCACGGTGATCCAAATGCTGCAACGCCCCGAGGGCGCGACGATCCAGCAGATCATGGATGCCACTGGCTGGCTGGCCCACACCGTGCGGGGCACCTTTGCCGGCGCGTTCAAGAAGAAACTGGGCCTCAACCTGGCGTCGGAAAAAACCGAGGGCAACGACCGCGTTTATCGGATTGCCTGAACAGGAGCCGCCGCCATGTTGAAACTCATCACCATCCTGGAAAACCTCAAAGTCCAACCGCGCCAACTCACCGAGGAGGAAAACCTCTACCTCAATCAAGTCGGCGACGAGTTGCGCCGGGCGGAAAGCGATGGCGCCCGCTGGCGCATCCTTGAGCGCGAGGGTTTGAGTCGTCTCGATGGCTTCAATTTCACCGAGGACGTCATTGCCAAACTCACCGAAGTACGTCGCGCCGCCATGAACTAAAGAGCTTGGCTTCCTGATTGAACAGCGCGTTCATAGAGATGTCATCAACGCAGGAGAACAACGTGAGCACAGCAACCAACTTTTATCTCAATCAGCTACGCCCTTTGGTTGGCGGGACCATTTCAGCCCTTGCCAGAACTGGTACGAATGAGGATATGTCGGAAGACGAATGTTTCGGTATGGTTGTCACCCTGCCAGACGGCACGACGCGAACTATCATTTTGCTGGCCGACGACGAGGGTAACGGTCCGGGCAGCTTTGAAATCATCAACGGAAACTGAAAAGATCGAAAAGAAATCCAAGAACAGCTTGGCTTCACAATCAAACAGCGCGTTACTTCGGGTGTCGCAACAATCAACCCGAAGGAGATCATCATGCAAACCAACGACCCTCTCCAGCAGCACATCAATTACGACGCCGACGACCGCGCCTACCTCACCGCCAAGGGATGGACGGACGCAGAAATCCTCGCGCGATGGGACGTTGAAGCCAAATCCGGCACCGGCCCGTGCCGGTGGCAGACCGACTCGGCGCGCAGCAAACTGGCCGCCGTTACGGGTCGCCGCTAGTGCACAGACAAGCCAGGCAAAATGATCGAAAATAGTTCAATCTTTCGCTTGGCTTCTGAATCGAACAGCGCGTTACTACGGGTGTCGCAACGATCAACCCGCAGGAGACAAAAATGACCACCAGCACCCTCAAGACCCTGATCAAGAGCACGATGTTCCGGTTCAACACCCTGGCCAACGCCTCGAGTTTTGCGAACCGCGCCACCTACCCGATGCGCATCGTCCTGGGCGACCACGACGGCGAGCGCGGCGAGTTTTGGGTGGTGACCCCGGCTGATGCATCGCGCCTCGAGCGCGCAGGCTACGAGATGGCATAAAGGAGATCGCAATGACAACCACCCTAGACCAACGCATCAACGGCCTCGAACCCGGCCAGGAAATCCGCATCTCCGGCACCGACGACCTCTGGGTCACTGCCGAGCGTAGCGGCAACGGCAAGTGGCTACGTTTCGTTCGCCACACTCCCAACGGCTTCACGGTTTTCAAGACCACCCGGTTCTGACACCAAGGCATCAAACGCCACACCGTCCGACTGGCGGGTGGCCTGCGCCCCGGCATAGTCTTGCCAACGACGCACAATCACATCCACGTACTTCGGATCCAGTTCGATCAGCCGGGCCTTGCGGTCTGACTTCTCGGACGCAATCATGGTTGTTCCCGAGCCGCCGAATGAGTCCAGCACGATGTCGCCCGGGCGACTGGAATTTCGTAGCGCACGCTCGACCAATTCGACCGGCTTCATGGTGGGGTGCAGATCGTTCTTGTGCGGCTTCTTGATGTTCCAGACGTCGCCCTGGTCGCGGGCACCGCACCAGTGCCGAGTTCCTTCGGCTGGCCAGCCGTACAAGATCGGCTCAAATTGCCGCTGATAGTCGGCATGCCCGAGCGTGAAGGTGTGCTTCGCCCAGATGATGAACGTCGACCACTTGCCACCTGCTGTACGAAAGGCCGACTGCAGGACATCGAGTTCGGAGGATGACATCGCCACGTAGATGCCGCCGCGACAGTGGGCCAACGTGGGCGTCAGTGCCGCCAACAGGAAGTCGTGGAAGCCAGCACCCAAGTTGTCGTTCAGAATCGGCCGATCCGTTCCCCTCATCTTGTCCTTGGCCGTATTGGCATAGTCCACGTTGTAGGGTGGATCGGTGAACACCATGTCGGCGAGTTCGCCAGCCATCAGCGCGTCGTAGGTGCTGGCGTCTGTCGAGTCACCACAGATCACGCGGTGGTTGCCGCAGAGCCAGACATCACCCGGGCGCGTTATCGACGGGCCGGCGTCGGGAACGGAGTCCTCATCGGTCTGCCCCTCTGTCGACGTCTCCTCGCCGGCGAGGAGATCGGCGAGTGCATCGGCATCGAAGCCGGTCAGGGACAGATCGAAGTTGTCGTCCTGCAGCGCGGCCAGTTCGACCTGTAGCATGGCGTCGTCCCAGCCTGCGTTCTCGGCGATGCGGTTGTCCGCGATCACCAGGGCGCGACGCTGGGTCGGCGTTAGATGGTCGAGCACCACGACCGGCACTGTGGAAATGCGGAGTTTTTGCGCCGCAGCCAGACGGCCATGTCCGGCCACGATGACGCCGTCGCTACCGGCCAGGATCGGATTGGTGAATCCGAACTCGGCGATCGAGGCAGCGATCTGAGCCACTTGCGCATCCGAGTGCGTGCGCGCGTTCCGCGCATAGGGCACGAGCTTGTCGGTCGGCCACTGTTCGATCTTGTCGGCGAGCCAAGAGATCGTCATGCCGGTGCCCCCAATCGTTCAGTGCCGACCGCATCAAAGGCCTGGCCAGTGGCCACGAGCGTGACCGGCACCTCCGGGAAATTCTGCTGAAAGCGTTTGACCGTCACATCGACATATTCCGGCGCGATCTCGGTGGCCCGAATCACGCGTCCGATGCGCTGCGCCGCGAGGAGCGTGGTGCCGGAACCGCAGAACGGTTCGAACACGATGTCGCCAGCATCGGTGTAGGCTTCCAAAACATGCTGTGGCAACGCCACCGGGAACACGGCCGGGTGATCGATGTCCTGTCCGATCTTGCCCTTGTGTCGCATGAGACGAATCACGGCATCGGGAATCTTGGTCTCCTGTGTCACCTGGCCCACATGGTTCCAGGCGGTCTTGCTGCCGTCCTTGTTGCGCATGCCGCCGGCACTGGTGCCGTCACCGCGTAGATGTGTGTCACGGCCGGCGTAGATGCAGGGCACGATCTTGTTCGGACGACGCGGCTCGGAGTCCCTCCGGTTGAAGTGGAAGACAAACTCGAACGCCGGTGCGAGCCGGCCATTCCAGTCGCCAGGAAGTCCCGGGCCCTGGTCCCAAACGTACCAGGCAAAGCGCCGCCACCCTTGGGTGCGCATCCAGTCGAGCCAGCCATCCCAATACGGGATGACCTCCTGCTCCCGGTGGATCAACCCGAGATTGACCAGCACTTGGCCATTGGCGGCCATTGGCAATTGATTGAATACGCCGCGCATCAGGGCGTCCCAATCAATGATGGTGTTCGTGTAGTCCCGCTGATTGCCGTAGGGCGGGGAGGTGAAGCAGAGTACTGCCTTGTCGGCGTCCATCAGTGCGGCGACTACGGTGGCGTCGGAAGCGTCACCGCAAATCACGCGGTGCGCACCCAGTTGCCAGACATCGCCGGGGCGCGTGACTGGATTGACCGGCGCATCAGGCACATCGTCAGCCGCATCCTCGCTGGTGTCAGTCGAGTCATCGGTGCCCGCACCGTCCTCGGCATCGACCAGCAGTTCCTCGATCTCGTCGTTGGTGAATCCGGTGAGCGTCAGGTCGTAACCCGACTCCGTAAGTTCGGCCAGTTCGGCGGCGAGCATTTCTTCGTCCCATCCTGCATCGAGTGCCAGGCGGTTGTCGGCGATCACGTAGGCGCGCTTCTGGGCCGGGGTGAGGTGACCCAGTTCGATGACCGGCACTTCGGCCAGCCCCAACTTGCGCGCGGCGGCCAGACGACCGTGGCCGGCAATAATTCCCTGGCTCCCATCCACCAGGACGGGATTGGTCCAGCCGAATTCGACGATGCTGGCAGCGAGCTTCGCCACCTGGGTATCGGAATGCGTGCGGGGATTACGCGCAAAGGGGATCAGCGTCTCGACCTTCCGGTATTCGACGTTCAAGGTTTGGGTCATGGAATGCAAAAACCCGCCACAGTGGGCGGGTCATCAATGGGGTGGTAACTGGGTTCAGGTGGTAACCGGGGTGGTAACTGGTAACCCCGTTGCACGGCCTGACGCTATCGAAAGGCCGGGCTGTCGCCCCCCGCATGGGTTTTTGGCCAGGAAGGACCCGTCGAATTCTTCAGGACGTCTACAAATCCTGGCTCGCAAACGACGAAAGCCACAGTCTCCTGTGGCCTTCGGTGCGTGTCGGTCCTTGCTCGCGACCTTAGCAGCTATGGTAGCAAAATTCCCTGAAAATGTTGCAAACCGGACTGACCACGGAAACCCGTTCCGCATGCGTTTGAATGTGTATGGATGGCATGACCTTACGCGATTCCACGCTGTTCATGTGCTGCGTGACTCACTCGACCGACAGGAGCGCTTGCGTTGAGGTTCGACGCCACCTCCGTCAATGCCTTCTGCCATGTCCGCCATGCCGTGGTGCGGTGACAGGCCAAGCGCCGAGCAATGATCTTCCAGTCGATGTCCTTGGCCCGCATCCAGACCAGGTGTCGTTGCTCCTCCTCCAGCCAGAGCACCCAGCGCATCGTCTCCATCATCCGCTCGATGGCCTGCGGGGTGGGCGGCAAGGGTCGGTAGACGTGCTCGTCATCAGGAGAAGACTCCCATACCTCCCGAGCGAAGGCAGGCCAGACATTGAAGTAGCCCTGCACTTTGACGCGAGGCAGACGTCGCCCCGTCTCGGCCGCCTCGGCAAACCGGGCGGCCACATCTTCTGTTGTCCATTCAACCACGGCGCTTCTCCCCATACAGTCGTTCGCCCAACTGCCGAACGAATTCACGTTCCACGAAATCCAGACGGTCGTCATTCGCCCCTACGACCAGAATGTGTTGCTCGCGCCAGCCTTCGCGTTTGATGCTGTCCGGATCGACGCGCTGTGTGCTGCGCCCGAGGGGGCAGCGATACGGAGGTATCGATACCTTCATGTCACACCTCCTGCGTCTCGATGGCCCAGTGCAGGAGCGCCAGGGCATCGGCTTCGTTGTCATCGACAGGGGTGTGGCCGCGCGCTTTGGCCGCAACGATCATCTCGCTCTTGCCTGCGTTGCCCTTGCCGGTGGCGTGCTTCTTGATTGTGCCAACCGGAACACCCTGATACGGGATGTTGTGGTGCTCGCACCAGGCCGTGAGGTGGCCCATAAAACCGCCGTAGGCATGCGCGGCATCCACCCCTGCGTGCCGCCTGACTTCCTCGAAGTACACGGCGTTGATGTGGACGCTGGCCGCCAACAATTCGTTGAGCCATTGCTTGAAGCGCAGGAAACGCATGCCGCCGCCTTCGAAACGATGCGGCTTGAAGCTCTCGGTGCCGCTGGTGATGGTGTCGTCCAGTTGGTGCAGTGCCCACCCGGTATGTGTGCCCAGGTCGAGGGCGAGAATTGTCGTGTTCATGTTCATCTCCAATGCCATGTCGGATCGGAGTGACCCAAATTGACCAAGACTCCTGTTACTCCTACAGGCGCGCGTACACGTACACGTGTAGAGGGGAATGTAATGGACGGTCAATTTCGGTCACTCACTGTGTTCAATCATCCCGGTAAGGCTGATAGCCACTGGGTTCGCGGGGTTTGAGGGAGAGACCGGCCATTGCCTTCGTCCCGCCTGTCAGCCGGGTTTTTTCAAAGCCGCGCGTGAGCAGTTGGGCGACCAACCAGCGGCTGGTACCGACATACTCCCCACGTTTTTCAGCGCGTTCTCGCCAGCGCTGGAAGACCATCGATATGGCTTCGCGAGCCGTGCCGGAGACGTAGCACTCCTCGTCGACGAACTCGCCGATGGCGTCCTCGTCCTCGAAATACTCATCGGTCGCCTCCACCACGACCTTGGGTGGTTTCAGCCCGTGCTGACGCCACAGACCGCAACCCTCCACAGCCCAGGCCAGAATGCCGTCACGTTCCTTGAGCAACTTTTCAGTGAGCTTGCCGTCCCGTTTTTCGGGCGGGATGGTGACGGTGAAGGGAATCAGGTGCAGTCGCCGTTTCATCGCTTCGTCCACATTGCGAATCGAGGGTTTGTGGTTGCCGGCAATCACCAACTTGAACTGCGGCACGTACTCGAAGAAATCCTGCCGCATGAAGCGCGCCGACACTTTGTCGCCGCCGGTGATGGCTTTCACCTTGGACTCGTTCCAGCGCCGACCTTGCTCGGTTTCGATGGAGGACACAAAGCGCGCGCCGCGCAAGCCGGCCAGATCGGTGGGATGCCGGTCGCTACGCGTTTCCATGAACGTGTCCATGGGTGCATTGGCAGCGTAATCCCCGAGGATCGTGGTAATCACATTTACGAACACCGACTTGCCGTTTGCCCCAGTGCCGTACAAGAAAAACAGCGCGTGCTCGGAGGTGACCCCCGTCAGGCAGTAACCGATGACCCGCTGCAGATAAACCATCAAATCCCGATCGCCCTCGGTGATGTCGGCCAGAAACGCCAACCAGCGTGGACAGACCCCGTTCGGCGTGGCAGTGGCGATCTTGGTCATCCGATCGGCCCGGTCATGCGCTCGTACCTGGCCGGTGCGCAGGTTGATGACGCCGCCCGGCGCATTGGCGAGCCAGGGGTCACGATCCCACTCGTCGGAGGTGGATGCATGCTGGCGATCGCTGCGCGCCAGACGATCAACACCACCCACGGTGCTGCTGGAGGCCAGTTTGGCGGCGAGCCGATGGGAATCCGCTTTGATGGCGGCCTCGCGACAGATGTGTCGCATGAGGTGGGTCACCAGCAAGGTGTCGTCGGCCTGCCAGCGGTTGCCCGTCCACACCAGCCACTTGCCCCACTGCGCGCAGTAGCGCCAGTCTTCGGCATAGCGGCGGGTAAAGGACAGTGCCAAGGCGTCATCCGTGGCCCAGACTGCAGTCTCGTCGTGGGCCTCGGATTCGTCCTGCGCCGGTGGCAGGACACTGATGCGTGGCCCCATCGCCAGAAAGCTCTGGACATCGAAACCCTCCGCCAGCGCGTCGGCCACATCCCATCCCTCGGGTTTGTCCTCCGGTGGCATCAACACAGCGCAGGACAGCGCGCCCACCATGAGTACCGCATCGGCGGCGGCCATTGCGTAGTCCCATCCGGCTTTGTCGCGATCGGGCCAGATCAGCACATGCTTGCCGGCCAGGGGTGACCAGTCGGTTTTCTCGATCGGTGCATGCGCGCCGTGCATGGCAGTGGTCGCCACGACGCTTGCGTCGATCAAGGTCTGTGCGCATTTCTCGCCTTCAACCAACACCACGGTATCGCTCGTGGCCATGCCGGGCTGGTTGTAGAGCGGACGTGGATCCGGCGGGGCCATCCTCTTGCGCTTGGCGTCCCATGGGCGGAACTCCTTGCGCCGCCCAGGTGGGTCGTAGCGATAGACGCAACCGATCAGTTGGCCTTCTGCTGTGAAGTAATCCCACTTGGCCGTGGCCGGGCCCAACTCGTCGATCAGCACTTCCTTCTTGTGCTTTTTGGGCGGCGTGACGGTCGTTCGCCCGGTAAGGTCGCGGGCCAGTTTCATCACCTGCGGGAAGTCAGACTTGGTGTCGATCTGGTGATGCCGGGCAATCAGGTCAAAGATGTCGCCGCCGTCACCAGTGGCCCGGTCAGTCCAGAGGCCCGCCTTGTCGCCATCGAGCACAATCTCAAGGCTGTCGCCCGGGCTGCCGAGCACATCGCCGATGAGAAACTTGCCTTTGCGCACCTTGCCGGCTGGATAGAGCGCGAACAGAACACTCTCCAGCCGGCAGATCAAATCTGCCCGCAGCGCATCGCGCTCGGTGTCCGGATTCTGTGGCGCACTGCTGTTGGTATCGTTGAGGTCGATCATGCCGATGCGCTCCAGCAACGGTTGGCCCATGCGCAGTACTTGCACTCGTAGTAACCCGGCTCGGTGGCAATACGCGGCAACTGCTCACCGACCTCGGTGGACCGAATCACCCGAACAGCGCGGTCGGACATTCGCTGTGCCAATCCGCCATCGAACGGCACGAGTTCAGACCAGATTTCCTGGGTGTCCTTGTTGATCGCGGTGAACAGCGCCGGGTTGTCGGAGATGCCAGGGATAGAAGGTTCCATGTACGCCTGATAGGTCGCGATCTGGCCGGCATAGACCGGCTTCGCGACCGCCACTCCCTTTTTCACGGTGTCACGCCAATTCTTGTCGTTCATGGTCTTGCACTCCCAGAGCATCGGGAACGTCAGGCCAAGATCGGGCGGCGCATTGGCGATCACGCCGTCGAGGTGCCCCTGGATACGACCGTCGGCGACTGCGAAGCCGAACTGCTCGCCATCCTTGCGCCGGGTGTAGAGATCGAAACCGGCCAGACGCAGCCAACGAATGGCGAGGTCTTCCAGTGCATGGCCGACTTCGAAAATGCGCAGCGTGCGGCCGGGGAACTCGGCACCGACATCCACTGGGGCATCGGCATATTCGAACTGGAGCGCACGCTCGCAGGCAACGCCGAGGCGAGAGCCGCCCAGATAATGGCGCTTCTCGCGGGTGGCGTTTTCCGCTTGGAGGGCAATATCCACGAGGACAGTCACCTGCTCGTAAAATTTGAATTGATGGTTAAGGTCGATCATCAAAAGGGGATCCTTGTGTTGGAGCCGCTTGCGGGTTGCGGCTTGGGTTGAGCGGCCAGGCGCTGCTCGAAAAAGGCGCGCTCTTTCGCTGCCATGCGTTCGTGATCAAAGAGCATGTGAGCCTGATAGGCGTCGACCACGACCTCGACCAGACGCAGCACTTCCTCCTTGCGGTAGTCGGCCAGAGGGCGGTCCATGCCGATCGTCGAGACGTAGTCACCGAGCGGGGCGAGTGCTGCGCGCATGGCGGCGAGTTCCAGATCGGAGGGGTCAATCACGGCGTCCTCCTGCATACGGGTCAGCCGTTCCATCACCTTGGAAAACGCGTTCATGCAGCGCATCGAGCAGAACACCCACCGATCCGAGTAACGTCTCGGGTCGGATCGACGGAGCGCGGAGTTGAAGTAGCCGAAGCCGCGCGCTTCGCGTGAGCAGACGGCACATTTCACGCGGCCTCCAGATAGCTTTGGTTCGCGGCATGCACCACCCGCTGGATGGCCTGCTTGTTGAACCTGAACGTCAGCAGTGCCGAGGCCTGATAGCGGGTCAGACCGAAGTCGGCGCGAGCCTCGGGCGGCAGGTAACGCAACTGGCCCGGGGTCGGCAACTCGTTCAACCAGCGCCGGGATTTGTGTGCCGCATCGTCCGATTCCTGTTCGTTGAGCCAGTCGTTGGCTTGTGCCAGGCAGACCGTGCGCTCGCCCACGCCCAGCAGTCGCACCGGCGATTTCTCGAAGCCGCCGACGGCGTACCAGCGCCCTTCGAGGAAGAACACGCCGGCCCAGGCCTTGAAACCGGCGGCCAGCAAGGCGCAGTCGTCGCCGAAGAGATCGCACCACGAGAAATTCGAGCGCTTCAGCAGATCGATTTCGGTCATCACGAAATCGTCGAGAACACCTTTCTCGTCGGATTCCTCCTGCTTGAAGGAATGGCCACACAGCGGGCATTCACGCGACGCCATCGGAATCTGTGCGGCGCAGCTGGGGCACTCCTTGGTCGGTGCCTCGCCGTCTCCCTCAAAACCATCGAGATCGACTTCCTGCTCGAGACTGCCATGCACCAGCGAGGCCGTGCCGAAATCGAGTACGACGCAGTCGGTCTTGATCACGCCCGGGTGTTCGGCAGGATCGACGACACGCAGACCACGACCGATCATCTGAATCAGCGTCGATTTGTAGGAACTCGGGCGCAGCAGGACGATGCAAGAGGTCGGGGTGTAGTCGTAGCCCTCGGTGAGGACGGCGACATTGACGATCACGGTCAGGTGACCGGTCTCAAACTCAGCGAGCGTGGCCTTGCGGTCGGCCTCGGACATATCGCCATACACCACGGCCGCCGACACCCCATCGGCAAGGAACGCATTACAAACAGCCTGGGCATGCGCTACCGTCGCGCCGAAAGCAATGGTTTTGCGTCCCCTTGCTCGCTCCTTCCAGTGACGGACGACAGCGGCATTGACGGGTGAAGTGTTCATGATCGCGGCTACGGCATTCATGTCGTAGTCCTCGGCCAGCTTCTTCACGCCGCCCAACGCATCGCGGGTACCAACATCGATGACGAAGGTGCGTGGCGACACCAGATGGCCGGAACGAATGAGATCGCCCAACCGGATCTGGTCGGCTACGTTGGAAAACACTTCCCGCAACCCTTTTCCATCACCACGATTGGGCGTGGCGGTGACGCCGTAGATCAGGGCATGTGGATTTCTGGCGAGCGTCGTGTCGATCACTTGCCGGTAGGTCGGTGCGGCACTGTGGTGTGCCTCATCGATGACCAGCAGATCCAGCGTCGGCATCTGGTCGAGATTGCGGGCCAGGGTTTGCACCATCGCAAACGTAGCCTGACCCTCCCAGGATTTGTGACGGGCATCGAATACCGAGGTGCTGATGCCCGGATTTACCCGCGAGAACTTGCTCTGGTTCTGCGCGGTGAGTTCGTCGCGATGGGCCAGCACACAGGCCTTGGCATCGGGGTGGGCGAGAAACTCGCCTGCCGTGCCAGAAAGACAGATGGTCTTGCCTGCACCGGTCGGGGCGACCCCCAGCGTATTGCCGTGGGTCTTGAGCGCCCCGACACAGCGCGTGACGAACTCGCGTTGGCGCGGTCGGAGAATCATGGCCGTGCCTCCTTACTGCGCCCAGGTGGGCCGCGTCGATACCGCAGGGGCGGCAGCCGGTGCAGCGTGTGCCGCCGGCGCACTGCTGCTGAAACCACCGGTGGGCACAGGTGCGCGACTGACGGCACCCATCAATGCCGCGTACTCCTTGCTGTCGGGCTGGATCGCGGCCTTGACGACATTCTTGTCTTCGCCGTTCTGATCCTTTTCGACATCGATGCGGACGACGAACTCGACACCGTCCAGATCGGCGAAGCCCCGGATGCGGCGAGCGGTTTGCGCCTGGGGCGTTTGATCGGTGGGATGGATGCCGCGTGCGGAGTTGAGGATGGCGCGCAGAAAGCTGCGACCCATATTCGACCACTCCGGCCCCTTGGGGCTGTAGAGACCGATCAGGCCGAACACCACGCGTTTGGCAAACGGCCCTTCGAGGATCGTGAACTTAGCGTTGAGATAGACCGCATCGGTCTTGTCCGAGCGGGTGGCATAACCGCCGGTCCAGCCCTGGCTAGGATCATCGTAGCCACCGGGACGGATGGCCATGATGACTTTGGCCAGCGTCTTGGGCGGGATCAGGGCGAACTCGCGCTGCTCCTCGGCATCGTTCAGATCGGTCCAGGCGGTGTTGTTGGAAGTGCTGTTCATGGAATGTCTCCTGTGCGTTACTGCGCGCGGGGCGCGGTGATCTTGGAAATAAGGCGGCCGAGATGCGGCTCCTCGACGACGTCGAGACGGCCGGAACGGTCTTTGGCGGGGTAGCCCCAGGGATTGAGGTGCTGGCAGACGAAGGCGCGATACGGTGTGCCGTCATCGGCTTTGAGGACGACCATCGAGATGACCTGATCGAGGATGCCGGGCAGACCTAGGGATGCTTTGGAGCCGTCGAGTTGTGGCGAGAACACCCTCCGACCAAAATCATCTACGCGGTCATCGAGGATGCCGACCAGCCACACGTCCTTGCTCCGGATGTGCTGCCACTGCGTGAGCCAGGCAATCAGTTCGCTGCCATGCAGGCCATACGCGCCACGGTTGTCCGGCTTGCCGGTTTTCTCGCTATAGGCTTGCGGCTGTCCCTTGGACCACTGCAGGCACAAGCGGCCGGCGACGGTGATTGAGTCGACGAAAATCAGCGTGTACTTGCCGAGCAGCGTCGGATCACCGTATTGATCGCAAACCCGGTCGTAGTGCGCCTGACTGTAGGATTGATCGTCGCGCAGTGCCGGATTCGGGCCACCGATATAGCAGGCCAGATCGCGACACTCTGGCCATGTCCGTGGCCGAACGGTATCGCAAGGATGGTCGCGCACCGCGAGGTCGCCATCCTCCATATCGACGAACAAGGCACTGATCGCCTCGGTGGTCTTGAGCAGGGTGGTCTTGCCGACACCAGCGGGCCCCAGGATGACGCCCGAGGAGCGGCGGTTTTCGGCGAGGCGCTGGTCAGCGGTGATGATGGGGAAGGCCATCTCAGACCTCCCCACCGAAAATGTCACAGACCTTGTCGGTGCCGATCGCGCCACGGTGCCTTGCCAGGTCATGCAACTTTCTCAAGGCATGAAGTTGCCCGCCGATATTGCCGGCTTCGTATTCCAGCCCCTGGATGGCAAATGCAATATCGTCAACGCTGGCATCTTCAATCTGAAGGCCGTCGATCGTTGGCTTACCGCCGTGCCCCGGTACCCTGACGGTGGCCGGAAGTTCGGACAGAAAAACGGATTTCTTGCGCAGCGATTCAATAAAGGATTTCAGCATGGTGATTACTCCGAAAGCAGCGCGAGGCGATAGCTGGCTTTGCCAACCTTGACGGTGCGCGCGGGGGTGAATTGGCAACGCAGGGATTCCTGCCAGGCTTGGTACTTGGTTTCGCTGACGCGGTAGGACGTCTCGATGAACTCGGCCGGGTTGTCGCCTGCTGCTGCAATACGCGCAGTGAGTTCGGCCAGTTGCTTCTGGTCCCACTCGACTTTCTTGGGCAGTTCAGCGGTGACACGGACATTGCCGTCATCGAAATGAACGACGCCGGTGTCTTTGCCGTCGGCGAGACGAAGCGCTTTGGCTCGATGGGCGTAGCGCATATCGAGGGCGTGCTCGATATGCTCCAGTTGCTTTTTCGCGTGAGTGACTTCCGTCAAAGCGGCGATCAGCGCTTTCTGCAAAAGGTCCGGGGACGCTTCGGAAAGCTGAGTGGCTGGCATGGCCGAGGCTTGGGATAGGATTTGGCTGTTCATGCCGCCACCTCCGACAGGTCACGTTCCGAGGTGCTCTTACGCAGGCATTGCGCCTCGTGAGCCTCAACATCCGTCATGCGGTAGCGGATATAGCCACCGATGCGCATCCACCGACAGCCCTGGCCTTCACTGCGCCAGCGAGCGAGGGTTTCCCCGCTACAGTTCCACCTTTCCGCAAGTTCTTCTGCGGTTAAGTGCTTTACGTTAGTCACGATCATCTCCTGTCAAACAGCCGCAATTGGCGTAAGACGAAGGATGGATTTCGTGATTACTGAACTTCTACCAGCGGATTTACCGAAGACTTACTGAAAAACTGAAACAATAAAAAACCGCCCGTAGGCGGTTGGTTGGCGTCAGTCTCGGCGTAATCGGTATCGGGCGGCCGCTATCTTTTCCACCCAGAGTTCGCGTGTCACCTTGCCGTGGAACGCATCATCGATACCTCGAGAGCTTGTGTTGGCGTGTCGACTGATTTCGGACCAAGTAAAACCGGCCTGGTCTGATTCACGCATTTTCCAGAGCCAAGCGATGATGTCGCGTTGGACACCTTTGAAAGTCTTCTTGCGCCCGCGAATGATCAATTGATCGGACTTCGGGTCGAAGTTAAAGAGCGGATCATTCCGGTCGGGTGGTAGTCCAGAGACAATTCGATTGAGGTAAGGACGAATCAATGTTGCGCTGGTCGACTCGGTCGAAAAAGCATCGGCCAGGCTGACCGCAAAGTGGCGGCCGGGAAATGTGAGGTGGTTGCTCGGCGCCTTGCCTGAATACAGCAGCAGACCGCCATCAGTATCTGACCGCCCCTGCATGGCATTGAATATTGTGTCGAGATTACGGGCCAGGCTTCGTGCGAAGAACACAGGCAAATGCGCGCCACCGAAGTCGGCATTGCCGATGAACCAGAAAACATCAGGGAGGAGTGGTGTTTCAATGTGGTCGGCGTACTCAATGCCAACTTCCAATTGGGCAGCGATGGCTTCGCATAGGCGCTTGGGGCTCAGCCGATACAGTTCGACCTCGTGAATAGGAATCGACAGATCGCGGCCCGATTCTGGGCATTGATAACGCGCTACACCGGCGGCCTTGTCAATTTCAACCTCGACGGACTCCTGCCCATCGGTCACGTCGACCATGATTTCCGAGGCGTGGGTCTCAAAGGCCAGGAGGCCGTAATCCAGCATCTCCTTTACCGCCTCCCGGTACCGTTGGAGATCGCGGCTCAAGACCAGTTGGTCGTGGCGCTCCAGCAGGTCCAGAAACAAACCCGCCGCGCGCCGGGATAGGGCCGTGGCTGTCTCAGAACTCATTCAGAATCTGCCAGTGAGTCAGTAAACGATCGCGCAATTCCCGTTCCTCATTGCTCATGTTGCCGTTCGAGCAACCGTTCGGCGCGGTGATCAACACCGTGAGTCCATGGGCCCGGCGATCGCCTTGTTTGGGAATCTGGATCACGAACTTGACCTGTCTTACATCGTAGGGAGTCAGGTCATCAATCTTGAAATCATCCAACGCCGTGGCCCAGATCGAGCGCGATTCATTTCGGTGAACCCGAATATCCAGTGCGTTATAGACCGTCTTCTTGGCACTGACCTCTCCGCCCCCGACCTCATGCCTGCGTTCGACCTTGATTTGGGTAACCCGAACCGTGCCAATGCTTTCGCCGTGCGCGGGGAAGGTGCGCGCCTTTTTGAACGACTCCAGATCGTAGTCCTTGAGAGGAATAGTCTCGACCTCGCCATCAATCTTCATGATCGTATCAGCGAACGCCCGCGCCACATCACGACGCACACTAATACTCGGCGCATAGACCTCGATTGCGCCCGATGCAGGCTCGTAGGTCATCCGAATCTTCTCACAAGGAACGAAGTACTCCGTCTCCTCGACGCTGTCACGTACCGTGTTATAACTCTCAGCATCGGAATTCACGGCGACCGAGAACTGGTAGAGCACGACATCTTCGGCGCCCTCTTCGTCATCCTCCTCGAAATCACTACGAGCGAAATCCGAGATCGCGATGTCCTTCGACTCGACACCCATCAGCGATGACATCTTCCCAGCAAAGAGTTTCTTGCTTTCCTCCGTAACGTTGAGCGCTAGGTTCTTTGGCCCAGAGAACCCGCTGTAGATCTTCGGACTCAACCGGTGTTCGATGGCATACCGCGCTTCCTCGGCATCCATGAAGGCCATATTCTTTTCCAGATAGAGCCACAGCATCCGCGCCAGCCCATCGGGCAGCACCTCCTTACCCGGAATGACCAGTCCCTTGCCGAGCGAACGAACGGCTTCGTGGCCGACGTCCTTGCACATCAGGTAAATTCGTTCCGCTCGATCTTCGAATTTCTTTCGGGTCTGGCCGACAACGACCAGCATCGCGGCAACAATTGATTCCCGGACCTTCTCGATGGGTTGTGACCAGTCGATGCTGCCACCGGTTGTGGCGTCACATAGCTCGACATACCGCTTCAGCAGAGGCAGGGTTTCCTTCTTCGTTCTTTGGACGAGTCGGGTGAAGTTCTCCATATCTTTCATGTTGTGATAGCTCCCTTAAGACAAAAAAAGTCCCGGCTCCTAACGGAACCCGAGGTGTAGCTACCACAACAGCAGTTGCCCCTTTAAGCGACTGCGTCAAACGGCTCTGGCCACGGCGAGATCAGAAATTCGAGTGGTATAGCACGGCGACTTGTTGTTTGTTCGCATTCTCCAGCGCTGCTCGATGCCTTCCCCAAAAAGGCGAATCGCCCCCTTCCCAAAATCACGATTGATGCGATCCATGACGGACATCAGTGCATCAGACCGTTGCATCTGGTCGGGGTCATCGAACAACGTTGAAACACGCCGGTCGGCAGGAATCAAGTTCATAAGCATAATCCCTGATTTCGCATAAGCAAAACCGGGACGATAAATCTGCTTGAGACCAGCCAGGGCGGCACCGACCAATAGGCGGGTATCGCTCGTGTGAGAAGGCAATGGAACCGTGACGCCTTGGCTGTACTGCGGATCTTTCTCCTTGAATGGATTGGTTCGGATATAGACCTGAATCGCACCCGCGAGCGATTGCTGGCCCCGTAATTTTTCAGCGGCACGCGAGGTGTAACTGGCGACTGACTGTTGAAGTTCGGCAAGGTCGCAAACCGGTGTGCCGAAGGATCGCGACGACATGATCTGCTGCTTGGGAGGAGCCACGTCCTCCATGTCGATGCAGGATTCGCCGTTTAATTCGGCGACTGTTCTCTCCAATACCACCGAAAACCGCTGCCGAATGCGCTGTGCCGGTGCCCGCTTCAAGTCCAGTACCGTCTGAATACCCATATCGGCCAGACGCGGTGTGATGCGGGGCCCGACACCCCATACCTCACTCACCTCGATCTCGCCGAGGAGGCGATCAAGGTCGCCATCAGTAAATGCCATGAAGTCGCAGACGCTCCGGTACGCGGGGCGCTTCTTGGCGACATGGTTGGCGAGTTTGGCCAGCGTCTTGGTCGGTGCCATGCCGACGCATACGGGCAGCCCGACGTGACGGAGGATGGTTGCCCGAATCCCCTGACCATAGGCAGTCAGATCGAAGTGCCGGTACCCGGTGAGATCGAGAAAACACTCGTCGATCGAGTAAACCTCCTGTGCCGGTGAATAGGTCGACAACAAGCGCATGACGCGGTTGCTCATGTCGGCGTAGAGCGCGTAGTTGCTGGAGAGCGCCTGGATGCCGTGCTTCCTCGCCAGATCGTGAAGTTGGAACCACGGCACGCCCATACGCACACCGAGGGCCTTCACTTCATTGCTGCGCGCCACCACACAGCCGTCATTGTTGGACAGCACGACCACTGGCATTCTCTGGAGCTTGGGATTGAATACCCGCTCGCAGGAAACGTAGAAGTTGTTGCAATCGATCAGCGCGATGGTGCGTGGCATGACTCTACCTTGTGAATAGACCAGCGCACCACACCCCAAACGGCGAGCGTCTGGTCCTCGTTGACCAGGATGTCGGAATGTTGGTCGCTGCCGGCGCGAAGCAGCACGCCGTCTGGCAAACGGCACAATTGCTTGATGGTGAACTCGCCGTCGACGACGGCGATGACGACACTGCGATCGATGGGTGACACCGATCGGTCGACCACCAGCAGGTCGCCATCGTGGATGCCGAACCCGGTCATTGAGTCACCCTGGACGCGAACGAAGAAGGTAGCTTCCTTGTGCTCCACCAGGTGATCGTTGAGGTCAATCCGCTCTTCGGCGTAGTCGGCCGCCGGCGACGGAAAACCTGCAGGAACAGATTTGGCCAGCAGGGGAAACCCTGGCAGCGGAATTGCTGGCAGTGGTTCGAGAAAGAAGGACGGCGCCCCTTGGAAGGACTGGCAGCCTTCCAAGCGAGCGTTGGAATTCATGGCTGCCTCGGTTAGTGACGGTATCGTCGGACGAGGCCAACGAGCACCCCGAAAATCTCGAGGGTGCACTGAGGACGGATGACAGGGAAAGCCTTGTTGTGCGGCTTGAGGATAAATTGGCCCCGTTCGGTGCCCAGTTCCTTGAGGGTGAATTCGTCATCGACGATAGCCACGACGAAATCGCCGGCCTTGGCGGCGATGCCTCGCTCGACCACCGCGACATCGCCATCGTTGATGCCGGCATCGATCATCGATTCTCCTTTGATGGGAATCATGACTGTTTTTGACGGCTGCCGAACCACATATTCATCTACGAAGAACGGTTCGGCGGGTACGGCCTCGGTTGCTACGGGCATGCCGGCCTGGACTGTGGCGTCGACCAATGGGCGCTCGAAAAAGCGTTGTGCCGGAATCCAGGCATCGTCATCCGGGGTACGCACAATGAAACCCTCTGCCTCGATTCGATCCAGAAACTTCCGGGCAGCCGGCTTCGTAAAGCCGATTAGGTCGGCAATTCTCTGCTGTGTCGGGATGCGCCGCGTCTCGGCGTAGTAATCCCGGAGCTTGGCAAGGTGCTCGTCGTCTCGGTTTGGAGTAGGCATGATGGCCTCGATAGGTTTCTTATTGGAAACCATGATAGTTTCCAATTGAACACCTGTCAATCGAGCAGGCAGATCCTTGAGTCGTTGCGGTTCGGCGAACATCTGACTATTTTGCCAATCGACAAGCTCACCAGGTGAGCCTATGGCATGGCACCATTTGCCACTGTGGTGCGATCTACCAACATGACGTTGTCGGTCGACTTCAGGGAAAATATCGAGGCCATGCTTACTTCTTCCCCCTTGCCATCTTGAGTGCTCTGCTACTGCCATTCGCCAAGCGACTCTCTGACTCGCACATGGCCTCTCCCGACGAGGTTCCGCGCGGGGCGGCCTGCAATTGTGTTTGTCCAGGATGTAATAGGTCCGTCATTGCAAGGCAAGGCACGGAGCGTGAGTGGCATTTTGCGCATGCCAAGGGTGATGCCTGCCAGGAAGGCTACGAAGTTTCCGTGCATGAACTCGCCAAGCAAATTATTCGGCAACGCTGCGAGCTACTGTTACCCGCGTTAGACGTGGCAGTTTCCGCAACGGATGCATTCGGGCAACTAATAGAAGAACGCGAACATGTATTGGATTTGCGAAGAATTCATCTCGACGAGTGCTGGACCGGCAAAAAATCGGGTGAGGCCACCGTAGATGTGATTGGCCGAGTCAGGGACCGAGAAATATTGGTGGAGATCACGGTATTTCATCGGTTGATGCCTGAAAAACTCGAACGGCTGGTAAGCACTGGAATCGCTACACTCCAAATTGATCTTGCTGAATTCAAGGTGACGCAGGCAACCCGCTCGAAAATCGAGGCAGCAATATTTGAAAACGAGAGAAATCGTCATTGGCTGTATCACCCTCTTATCCAAGATGCACGCCAAGAGGCCAAACGTCGCCTGGATGCGAAATTGGTGGATCGCCAACGGGAATGGGATGTAAGGGAGGCGGCACGGTTGGCACAAGCTGAACGTGCCAATAAACTGCAAGGAAATGACGCGTGTCAGCCTTTTTCTCAATCGGTGTTCAGTAGTCCTCGTGCCCCATCCGTTTTTTTGGCGTCGCCACGTGAAATGGGGCCCACATGGCGAGCGTCTTTTCCTCCACCTGAAAAGGTTCAGCACGCTTGCCACAAACTTTCCAATCGAACCGGATTGGATCTTGCGACACTAAACGGAATCATTGGCACAGTTACACGGCGTAGCCAATTGGCTACCACCACGCCGATAGAACTCGCCGGTAAGTGGGCGGCGATGCTCGATGTACCCGAATCGGAAATTTTCCAGCTATTTGATGAAGGCGGCTACACGCTCATCTCATGAAGGGCAATTACTCATAGTCGTCGCCTTCGATGCGATTAACTGAGGAGTTGTGGATCAAGCTAACGATGCCCTCAGATATCTCCTGGATCCGACTCTCCGGTAGATTGATCGACTCGCAGTAGTGGTTCATTGCGGAGAAGTGACGGGTGAGGCAGATGTTGAGTTGTTCGGTATCGACTGACGTCACGCCAGGCACCACTTCAATGCTGTCGCAGAGGCAGCTTTCGACGACCTTGATCGAGTCGTCGGCCTGTGACAGAAAGAAGAACCAGTACGGCCACATCTCGTCGAGTACCTTGATGTATCGCCGTACCTCCGGAATCTCGAATAGTTCGCGTGGGTCGGCGTTGTAGCCATCGATGACGATACTGATCCGACCACTGGCGGCGACCGCCTTTTCGGGATTGCCAGCAAGCTGCCTCAACGCCTGCAGTGGCTCAGAAATATCGTAAGCCTCGATCTGTTCTCGTGAAAAAACGAGAAAGATGGGCTCCATGATCGCCGGACGATTACGCAGGTTCAAGCCGGTACCGCCGCGCGCGGACGAATCGACTGCAGGCATGCTTCCAAATCCCCTTCGACAACTTGCCCGGCCATTGCCAGCATCAGGTTGCAGGGCAGACCAAAATCCTCGACCAGCATGCCGTCACGGTCGGTGAGTTTGTCCCCGTAACGTATCGAGGGTTCGCAGCGTTGCTCCAGACGTTCCACCCGTTGCGCCACGGTTTCCATGTGTGCCATATAACCGCAGACCTTCTTGCCCAACGCCAGTGCGTAGCCCAGTTCGAAGCATGTACCGGAGTCAGGTTCTGCCCCACGGAATGGAGTGAGATTGGCCACGACCACTTGTGCTTTGCGGATCAAGTCGATGTTGGCCTGAAATATCTTCTCGGCCTCGGTTTCGCTGTGATCGATTGGCAGCAAGGGCTCGTAGCCGTAGCGGCGACAGATTTCGCGGGCAGATTCGGCCCACGCCTTTACATCCGAGCGAAATATATCGGGGCCAGCAAGGTAAATCTTCATACGGGCACAATCAGATCAGGAGATTCGTTACGGGAGAAATTGACAGCGCGACTGACCGGGAACGCCATCATGCCACTGGGCTCGGCAGGACGGATAAAGGTTCGCAGCAATTCCGGATTGGTATTCGCGGGGTCAAGCCATGTCGCTACATCATCGGGTGACAGAATAACGGGCATCCTGTCGTGTATGTGCGCCATGACCGCATTCGGGCCGGTTGTGATGATGCAGCAACTTTGGATTTCTTCTCCCTCGGGAGATACCCAACGCTCGGTGAGTCCAGCGAAGCGAAATAGTTCACCATCGGCCGCAGGGCGAATGTAGAACGGCTGCTTCACGGTTCGGCCATTTTCTTCAACAGCCTTCCACTCGTAAAACCCGTCCCCAGGGATGACGCAACGCCAGCGTCGGAAAGCAGAACGGAAGGACGGCTTCTCGTCGACGGTTTCACCGCGCGCATTGTTGAGTTTGGCAGCAACACTCGGATCCTTGGCCCAACTCGGTAGCAAGCCCCATCGACGAAATTCTCCATTGCGCATGCCCTCGGCGTCTTGCCGAATCACGACGACCTTGGTCATGGGGGCGATGTTGTATCGCTGGCCGAATTCGACGCAGGATGCCAAATCGAAGCGCTGTATGAGCGCTGCGGGAGGCGTTGCCAGGACGAAGCGACCGCACATATCAGTGGACCTTGGGTGCCAACTCCCGCAGACGCTTCCAGACCGCTTCAATGATCACCATCGAAACGTCATCCGGATGGATGTCAGGAGTGTGTTGTCGGATAGATTGCATCAACGCTTGGTTGCCTTGCCATAACCCGAGATTGTTTCGGATCCACATGCCAAGACCAAGGTGCAATCCGATCAGATCGCCTTCAGCCATACCGGCAATCTGATTCTTTTCTTCGTCGGACAACGTAGCCAGCACTACACCTGCCGCCTCATCGACCGTTTCAGGCCATACCTTCTGCTTCATTGTGCTCTCCTCATAGCGGTTCGGTGCATGGGCGACCGACAACCATGAGATAGTTTGAATTGCCGCAAGCTCACCCGGTGAGCCGGTAACGATCGAGTGATCATTTTCCTTTGTGCCTCCAATCCCAGGGCGGGATCGGTTGCGGATCTGACCACAAGCCCAACCGACGCGATCGAGCATCTTGCTCGGCCAACTCGTAGCGGTGCGCGTCCTCGCGCGATTGATCCTTGGCGTATTTGGAATACCACCACGCCAGGCCCGCCGTGATTTGCGCATGGCAAGCATCAAACGTCTTTGGACAAGTGGCTTCGCGGCAAGACGGCTCAGCCACCATGACCTTACCAACGATCCTTTTGTATCGATCAATTTTGTGCCATTCGACACTGACATCTCGTCCGAAAACGTGGCGTGACAGGTTTTCCTTAGATCGCTTGCCGAAGGGTTGGGCTTTCTCGGGAGCATCAATGCCTGAAAGTCGAATCTTGTGCTGCTGGTTGGAGGCATTTAATACCGTGATCGTGTCGCCGTCCGATACGCCGACCACGCGACCATGAAGCGTGTCCGCCATTGCGCAGACGGAAAATAGAGCCACGATTCCGAGGGCCAGCAGAGCAAAAAACCTGTTCGATTTATTTTCAATCACGGAAGTTGTCTTTGTCTGGTTTTACATGAGTTTAACCGCTTCGTCATTGTGCGTCCTTACTACGTCCTCGTGGCTCTACTCGCATGATTTCGCCAAAATCTGCACCATTGTTTTTCACGTGATTTTGGATATCGGCGATGACCCGCGAACACACACCAGGCAGTACAGAAGGCAGCAGGTCGAGGAATCGGAAATCCATGCCAGCATCCGAGTCGATCACGCCATTACGCGCCATTGCCATGATCCTCGCTCACGGCGTACTTCGTTTGCAGAAGCGTCAGAAAGACCTTGATAGCCCCACCGAACAGCGCGTTCATGACCACGTCTTGGTAACCAAAGGAGAGACGTTGTGACCGACAAAGTATTGGCCCGGGTGCTGGCCCTCAAAACCACCCCGATTCCGGAACTCAAGCAACTCTGGCGTGATCTGTTCG